TCATCGCATCGCCTCCGAGAGGGCGATATCGAACGCAGCCCGGTTCTTAACGACGACCGGGATTTCACTGGCGTCGTCGAAGCGATCCGAAACATCGAGCCGAAGACGTTTGCTAAAATAGTACAGCAAGGCTTGCCTAACCGGGACGACGACCTCGCCGTTCTCCATGGCGAAATCCTCAGCAATGACTTTCCGTTGGCTGATAGTAAGCCGGGGGTTAGGGCATAGCGCGACTGGAAAGTACTTCGCCCAGAACAGGTCATCGGAAGAAGATGCGCGGGCCGCATCAGGCAACCTCGTGCCCAGACACCGTGAAAGAATGAAGTCCTTGAACTTTTGATCGATGTGACAAAAGGCGCGCGCGTGCCATCGCAGTCCATCACTGCCAAAAGCATGCGGAGAGATCCGCCGCCAGATGGGTTCCGGCCTTTTCGCACTCATGGACTGATACAGGATCTCGATCGAGCCGTTCTCGCGCACGCAGCCCAACAACGACCGAAGGACCTCAGGCCTTATCCTGCGTTGTGGGATTGGCAGCTTGTCCGCGCCAAGGGGGGAATTGTCCGGCAATTCGAACTGAGGGGTTCCGCCGGACTGCGAAGCTGCTGTCAGGTGCTCAAGGTATGCGTCGGCATCCAACGAGATGAATGTCGGCTTAAATTTCTCCGATGCGAAGTACCGCTTTTGACTCCGGTCATAGCGAATATTGTCTGGCGCCTGCTCCTGATAGAGCGTCAGGTCTTTGGACGCTTGGGGAACCGACACGCCGAATTCGTCGACGATGTCGGATCGGTTGAGGCCGCCCTCCCAAAAGAGTCGGAATTCAATGAATTCGAGCCTTCGCTCGATCCCCCATCGAAGTCCATGTGTTGACGCCAACATCATCTCATACCTGGATACGGATATAAATATGATCCATCGTGTTTCTATCCGGGTTATCAGGCGCCTGTCAAGGGCTGTTTGGCGCCTTTTTCGTCTGCAGGTATTGCGCCCAGGAGCGTCGACACGCCATTCCGTTCCCCGGCTGTCCCGTGAGCGCAGCATTTTACGCTTGGAACGGCCCGGCCGATCGCATGGACGACCATGGCGTTGCCAGCTCGCTTCCCGATAATTTCGCGGCGTGGGAAGTCTTTATAGTTCGAGGCGACGAACGGTTCGGAAAGACACTTCGGTCATGCCGCGTTCACCGTGACCATCCCGACCAAATGCTTCTTTGTATTTCCATGCGCCACGATGAATTCTCCGAGCTTCTGCTCGCTGAATTGAAACTGAATTGGTGAGAGCCTGCCCCGGAACAACTCGTACCGCAGCCACACGCGGTACGTATTCACGATATCCGTCTCGCAGTAGTCGGCGATCTCCTTGATCCTACCCTCGAGAAAGTATCGCTCAACCTCAGCGCCGTCGATGCCGTCGGGCTTTCCAGGCATCCCCATGATCTTGCTGAGCTCGTTTAGCGAAGCCTTTGTATGCGGAGCGAAAGACGACAGGACGTCGCAGAGGTCGAGCGCATCCTCGGTGTAGCGGTTGAAGTATGGACGCGATGACAGCCCAGGCGCGGAGACCTCGTTGATCATCGCTCGATAGCGCAGGACTGGCAGATCGAAGCTGTTGCCGTTGAACGTCAGCAGCTGCGGGCTGAGCTCCGCAATCTTGTCGACGAACGCTGATATAAGCTGCTTCTCGGTGCGTTCCCCGACATGAGGGGCTCCGATCGCATCGATCTGCCAGTGATCACTCTCTCGATGAGCGACGAGAGCGCCGATGCACGCGATCGAGTGGTAGATGTGCTTCGGAAATTTGTTGCCGAGAACCTCACGCACCTCATCGTCGGTCTTGCCAGCTAGGTCATTAGCTGCGGCAAACCCACGGAGGTCGGGTACGGTCTCCAGGTCCCAGACGATGACGGTGCCGTTCATGCGATCAAAGTCTGGCACAAGGCAAGGGCGCCGAGAAGAACGGTGACACCAGGTCGCCCGCTAGAGCTTGCTGGTATGGTCGATGCCTCCCGCGGAAACCGCCGCCGCAGCCGGTCCAGTTGCAGCCCCGCCTGCTGCTATCCATAGAAAATCGCCTCAACAATCTCCGGTGCGGCCAACGTAGGCCTCATTTATCTTCTCGGTGGCCGCAATCTCGGCAATAGTGGCGCGATGAGGTGATTGATACAGAAAGCGACCGCGCTTCAATGCGCGATCGCAGTGGTTGCGGTCGACCATTTCTGGCGAGAGCCGGCTAGATAGGTTGCGAAATGAAAGTCTTCATTGCCAACTTTGGTCGTGAAAACTACGAATGGCCTGAATGTCTGGCCCGCGGCACGATTGCAACGATGAACGATGTTGCGGTTCAAGGCTTCTGGGAGTCTGGAGACCGCGAAGCCTATATCCAAAACCGCATGAAAGAGACGACCGCGGCTGGAATTGCTCCCACAAAGCCGGTGGCTTCTCGTTGGTTCAATTTGATGAGCATCATCGCTCAATCGAACGGTGACCTCTGGATTCACCGCGAGAAGGATCAGTTTTGGTGGACAACATCCCGCGCCGATCCACCGATATTTGAACCTAAGCGCGAACCGGTCGGCGCCAAGCGCAACGTGATAATCTGTCACAAACCGTGTGACCCGTGGTCGGATAAAAATCGGAAGGGCAACCGTCTTGACTGGAACGGTCTGCATCCAAGGGCACGAGAGTTCCTATTCACAGAGAGCACCCTCCAGCAGCTCGGTGACGACAATGCGGATTATGCGCTTGCTCTAATCGACGGAGCCGACCTGTCTTCCTGGCATTCGCGAGCCGAATGGAAAGCGAAAGCTGAAAAGGCCCGCGGAAAGCGCGGTGTTGTAACTATTTTCAATGCTAAGCAACGCGCCGCTGTGCGAATGGCTATGACCGCCAGAGATACCGTTGCAGCTGCGAACGGCCAGCAGGTTCTGCGAACGTTGAAGAACAAAGAACTTCGGTTCGCATCGCAACAGGAGCTCGAAAAGTATCTAGTCGATCTCCTTGAACTGCAGGAAGGCCTATGCGCAATCACTGGACTAACATTGCAATACGATGGCGAATACGAGGATGCCGAGATACTTTGTTCCCTTGATAGGATCGACAGCGAGGGACACTACGAGGCGGGGAACTTGCAGATTGTGTGTCGTTTCGTGAACCGATGGAAAGGAAGCAGCGACGATGACGGCTTCCGGCGTCTTATCCGTGTTGTGCGATCGATCGAGACGATCTAACGAACGACGACCCGAGCGAAAACATCCGCCCGCTGGTCCCGCCACCCCACCGGAAATCGTCTCATCAGCCCATCCAACTGCAATCCCGCCGGCTGTCGTCCGTTGAGGATCGCCTCAACAATGTCCGGCGCCAGCAGCGTCAGCCGCAGCACGCGGCCGACATATGTTTCGTTGATCTTTTCGGCGTTGGCAATCTCGCGAATGGTAGCGTATTCGCCGCTCTCCAACATGTCGCGCCAACGGAACGCCCGGGCGATTGCCTTGACCATGGCGTTGTCGACACGCCGGGTAACGGGCGCGGCGGTCACTTCGGCACCGTCAGGCGCTAGCACCAGTTTCCGCCCGCCGCGCCTGCGGATCGCGATCGGCACACGCACGGTGAAAGTGCGGGCGTCGCGAGCAACGCCTGTCCCGCCCATCACGCCGCCCTCCGCTCTGGTCGCACAGAGCGTAAATCGGCGACCAGGTTCGTCAGCCCCTCGGTTCGCAACCGGATATCGGCGCCGTCGGGGCTGACATCGACCCGCTCCACGAGCAATTGCACGATCCGTGCCTGCTCAGCCGGGAATAGTTCGTCCCAGAGCGGATCGAGCTGTTGCAGCGCCTCCCGCACGTGGGCCTCCGAGATGTCGCCCATCGATTTCGCCGCGCGCCATGTGCGCACGATAATCTCAGGGGCCCGCAGCAAGCCGCGCAACTGGTCGACGACCGCGCTCTCGATCTCGGCCGCCGGAACGCGCCGCACCGTACAGGAGTCGGCATCACGCTTGAGCACATCGGTGGACACGTAATAGCGATAGAGCTTGCCCCCTTTCCTGGTGTGCGAGGGCGTCATTGCTCGGCCGGTCGGCCCAAAAATCAGCCCCTTCAGCAACGCGGGCGTCTGCGCCCGCGTGCGAGCGGCGCGCTGGCGCGGACTGTCGGCCAGGATGCTGTGGACCTTGTCCCACAGCGCCTGACTGATGACCGCTTCATGCTCGCCGGGATAAGCCGTGCCCTTGTGCACGGCCAGTCCGATGTAGGTGCGGTTGTTCAGGAGCTTATAGATGTAGCCCTTGTCGACGAGCTTGCCGTATTTGCCCGTGACACCCTCGGCGCGCAGCGTGCGCACCAGCGTGGTGGCGGAGCCAATCTTGATGAACCGCTCAAAGATCATTCGGACCTTCCGAGCGTCGGCTTGGTTCACGATTAGCTTGCGGTCCTTGACGTCGTAGCCGAGCGGGACGAACCCGCCCATCCACATGCCCTTCTTGCGGGAAGCTGCGAACTTATCGCGGATGCGTTCGCCGATGACCTCGCGCTCGAACTGTGCGAAGGAGAGCAGGATATTGAGCGTCAACCGTCCCATCGAGGTCGTGGTGTTGAATGACTGCGTGACGCTGACGAAGGTGACACTGTTGCGGTCGAACACCTCGACCAGTTTTGCGAAATCCATCAGGGCGCGGCTGAGCCGATCGATTTTGTAAACGACGACCACGTCAACCCGGTGCGCCTCGATGTCGGCAAGCAAGCGCTGCAGCGCCGGACGCTCCAGGGTCGCGCCCGAGATGCCGCCGTCATCATAGCGGTCAGGCACCAGCAGCCAGCCTTCCGTTTTCTGGCTGGCGATGTACGCCTCGCAGGACTCGCGCTGGGCGTCGAGCGAGTTGAACTCCTGCTCCAGGCCCTCTTCGCTGGACTTGCGGGTGTAGACCGCGCAACGGAGTTTGCGGACGATCGGCTTTTTCATGACGGTGTCCGCCGATTTTTCAGGCCAAAAAAGAGGAGCCCGTTCCAGCGCGTGCCGGTGATCGCGCGCGCAATCGCGGACAGCGATTTGTACGGCCGGCCCTGATATTCGAAATCTTCATCGCGCACCGTCACGCAGTGCTCCACGCCCTCATATTCGCGAATGAGCCGCGTGCCGGCGATCGGCCGATCCTTCGCCGGCTGCCGGCGCCGCGCCGGATCGCCACCGTCGAGGTCCTCGGCGAGATCGCGGAGCCGCTGCAGGGTTTCGGGCTTCAGCCCGCCGTACGCCAGCTCCTGGATCCGGTAGGCCAGCCGATGTTCGAGGAAGCGCCGGTTATAGGGCGGCGGTTCGCGCTCGAACAGGTCGCGCCACTTCTGCTTGAGGGCCGCGATCGGCGCGGTTTTCAGAGCCGCCACTTGGGCCAGTACGGTATCAGCCATCCGACGTTCTCCAACCCACGGAAGTGGTCGGATGACTGCGTTGGTCGGGCGAGAAGTCGACCGAACTTTCTCCACGGTCGGGAGATAAATAACTGGACTTACGGGCCCGGAGGCGGATGACGCCGCGAGCAAGAATGTCGGCGAGTTCCGCCAGCCGCTCGTCCGGCGTCATCCGCCCCGGATTAAGCGCGTTGGGGCCGGCACGAATTTCCAAGACCGCGCTCACTTGGCCGGAGTGGAGAGCGTTGGGCATCGCGGTTCGGGGGCGTTCGGGTCCATCACCCTCTAAAAGCGGGTTTTCCCGGCAAAATGGGACATCCACAGGGTTTTTCCCGTTTGAGGATAATTCCCGATTGACTTGCAACCGGCTCTTTGTTCTCTTTACGTTCCAATCGGTCCGGAAAGGCGATGGTGCGTTGCGGCGCGCACTCCCGGATGCGGCCTGAAGCATCCGGTCTGCTGCGCCGAGCGATGGCGCGTTCCCTCGATTCCGGGGATGGGGGATGACGCGCCATGGCATTTCGCCTGAAGAGGTTCTGCGGCCTCGAGTTCCTTCAGTGGATTGACAAGCACGGCCCGCTCGCTCAGCCGCTTGCGCGACATCGAGCGCATTTCACAGGCATGAGCACGCGCACCGGCAAGCTCGCCAATGACAATGCCATCGCGGGCGCTGCTCGCCTCTTCATCCAGACCCGTGAATCTTGCCCGGCCAACTCTTCGAGGCGCTCCACCACGTCGATACGCCGAGCGATCGCGATGGCGAGGCGGCGGAACGGTTCGCCAACCAAGCTCGCCGCGCAGTGGAATCAATAGAGAATGGGTCTTGCACAGGTAATTCAATGGCGCGCATAGCTCTCCAGATCGGCCCTTCCACCCTAAGTTTAATCGAAGATGCGCCCGTCGAACTTGCTCGCGCTGTACTCCGTCTGCGGGAAAGCGATAACGAGCCGGATTTCGGCCTGCCAGAGTCGACAGACGAACAAATCGACGATGATCCCCGGCAGCAAATCCTCGATGCGCTCGGCAAATTCGACCAAGAGAATTTGTCCCCTCTCGAACGGCGCTGCCGTGGAATTCGAATGCTGGCGGAGGGCAAGGGTGTCTCATCAATCGATACGATTGCCAAACAGCGCCTAGCCGACGATCAGTATACAAATTACCTGACTCAACCCGACCCGCTGTGCAGGAGCATATGGGTCTATCTCAATTTCAGGCACGTTTTCGAGGATGCAGAAAGTTTCTATTTCGCGCGCCAGTATCGAGACTACGGCAAGATGTACGATGCCTTCGAGGTTGAACTCGAAAAAGCGGTCGCCCTCGACGCCGCCTCGATCGACGAGACCGCGCTTGCGGCCAGGATCACGAAGGCCCTCGAACTGAAGACGACCTGTACCGTGAAGGCGCTCGATCTGCCCGCTACCGGCACACACCCTGCCTCTATTATGCTGATTGTCCGGCACCGCGGACCGCTTTCGAGCGTCTACGATCTCCGCGACGATGGACGCAAGGGCACGATCTATTATCGGCCGCCCAACGAAGCGACGCTGATCTACACGCCGTCGATCCGTCAGATCGAAGTCTGCGCGGACAGCCCGTTCGTCCGCCAGAAGGTCGGCGGCTCCTTCGCAGAGGTCGCGCTGGGCCATGATGTTTCGAAGAAGCCCCTCGCCTGGAAACGCTACAACCTCTCGCGTTTCCGCATGTCGCTCAGTCTGCCGCTGCCCTCGATCGATGGCTACGCCATTAGCCTTGCGCGAGTTCTCGAGGCCGAAATCCGCCTTGGCAACTGGAAGCGCAAATTGGGGCTCAAGGTCACCATCGACGATGATATTGAAGAGATCGCGACCACATATCTGGGGCACGGCAATATTTTCAGGCGTGCGGATGGGTTCAGCCGCATCGGTATTGCCGTGGCCTACAGCAGGGCCGGTGACGACAGGGAACGAACGCTCAACATCACTGTATCGGGCAGCAAGAGCTGCAATCTCCAGAGCAACAAGGATCCGGAAGAGCGCAGCCTCGGCTATGCGCTCCTGACCGCATGGGGAATCCTGAGCGCCTTCCGCCAAATCGAAAATGGCGCCCTGCGGGCGATGTTCCCGCAGCTGGTCGAGCTCTATGACCGCGTGGAGAACGAGGTGAGTGGCGCATATCTTCGCGAACTCGGGCTGGACCCCGCCCGCCTGATCGAGGGCGGCCTGCTTGAGCGCCGCGGCCGGCAGGACGTCGTTCTGATCGAGGCCGACGACATGAATGGCGAGATCACCGTCAAACCATCATCGACAGCGGGCATGGTCCGAACGGTCGGTCCGTTCGGCGAAGACGGGGGCGAACGGCCAGCGTCGGATCTCGAGCTGTACGAGATCAACCGGCAATGGCTGCACGAAACCGTACTGCGGCTGATGAACCGTTTGTTGGCCAAGCGCGTCAGCCAGATTCTCGGTCCCGACCTCACGCTTCTCGGTGCGATGCAGATCGATGACGCCGAGGTCCCGGTGTATTTCGCGCGGCGCCTCGACGATCTGAACGTTATCGACAAGCTCGATCTGGCGCTCCGCGCCCGCAACAACGTGGGCGCGGGCATCGTCCTGGCCGCGAGCGCAGAAATGCCGGCCTGCCTCGGGCCGAACATCGTCGTGTCTTTGCTATCGAACGTGTCGACGGAGGGCGACGAGTTCGTTCTTTCGCGCGACGGTCTCGAAATCGCCTTCCGTTCCGGACGTACCCTCGCCTTGGGCGGATCAACACCTCAGGTCCTCAAATCCGGGAACCAGTCCGCGACCCTGCACATCCCTGGCAGGCCATCGTTGGCCATCCTCGGGGCAAACCAGATCAAGATCTTCGAACGGCTGGTTGCCGCCTACAAGGCGGGAAGCCCCGATGTGAAAGCCTCGGCGCTTACTGAGGGTTCTGATGTTCGAAGCCCGCAACAGGCGTTCCGGGCCGAGACTTGGAAAAGTATCGTCGACGTATACATCGGCAAGGGCGCGAAACACGGATTCTGGCGTCTGATCGTTGATGCGCTGCCATCAGACCCCGCCGTCTGACATCGGTCTAACATCTCTCGGGGGACGGTCTAACAATCCACTGATTACTGGAAGGGCTCCACTCATCAGAGGAGCACTTCGATGCCGACTCCCTTCCCCTCGCGCCAGGCTGCCCCATCGAGCTGGACCGGCGCCGCGAAGACCAAGGCCACCACCTCGAATGCGGAATGGCGCTGCACGCGCTGTGACAAGCTGCTCGGCGTCGGCCAGGACGGCCGCATGCACCTGCGCTTTGCGCGGGGGCACGAGTACTTCGTTGGCTTTCCGGTCGTGGCGACCTGCCGTGGTTGCAAGACGCTGAACCAGGCGACCGCCCCTGTGCGCTGAGGCGCACCTCCACACCCATCCCCTGAAATCTCAGAGACGCGCGACGTCCTGACCTGGCCACGAGAAGGCGCCGGACGCCTGGCCGCAAGGCAGGCGTCCGATGTCTTTCGCGTGGCACGAGATCCGCGACCACCTCACGCAATCGTCCTCCACCCTCAGCTTCCAGCGCAGCTTCGCTGCGATCCGAGGTACCGAAAACCTCATCGCGCCGTTTCCCGATCCGGCTGCCGTGCTGGATGCGCTGCACCGGAAATTCGGCGGCCCTGATCAGAAGAACCTGATCCTAGCGACTCTGGTTATGACCGCGCAGTCTGATGGCCCCGCAGCCGACTGCGCAATGACCCTGATGCTGCTGGCGCTCTGGCCCGGGCTCGATGCCATCCGCCGGCGGTCGATCTGGCGCAAGCTCGGCGCTCCCGACGAGGTCACCTCCGACATCCTCGCACGAACCACCGAGTCCATCCGCGGTCTCGATCTGCGGCGGGTCAACTGGATCGCTGCTACCGTCCTCAGAAATGTCGAACGCGACTTGCTGCGCGCGCATCAGCGCGAAGCTGATCGGCAGAGCGTTGTCAGCGACACCGACCCCGATGAAGTCGCGGACGACCATGACGCGCCGGACCCGGTGCTCAGTCACGCGCGGCTGCACGGCGACATCCGCCAACTGATCGGCACCGATGCGACGCTTGTGATCCGCGTAGCGGTCGAGGGGTTCTCGCAAGCCGAGGTCGCCATTGAAATCGGCTTGTCCGAGGCCGCGGCCCGCAAGCGCTACCAACGCGCCACGAGAAGACTGCGGGACTTCCTCCACGAACACGTCTGACCCGATGTCCCGATCCGGATGGCGGGGTGGCTTTTCCCGTTCAGACACCGCCGCGCGTCTCAATTCAACCGAAGGCCGACACGCATGAGCAGCACAGCCGAGCTGTCCACCGAAGTTCTCAGGCGCCTGCCTGGCCTCTACCGGCGCTGGGAGCTGATCGAGTTCTTCGAGCCGAACCGGAACTACCAGATCGAGGACGCCGGCGCCCACGCCGACGGGACGCCGCTGCTGGCGATCTACGTCAGCGATCCCGTCTCCGGCGCCTCGGTAGAGATCGAGCATCCGCCTCGTCCTGACGGCCATCGGCATGCCGGCGGCCTGAGACGGTTCCACCGATCCGCGAGTAGGAGCCAATCATGATCAGCACCATCACCAAGCTACCGAGCGTCCGTCTGCGGATCAACGAAACCGACCTGTGCGGCTGGATCGGGCAGGCGGCTCCCGGCGATGTCCTTGAATATTACCGCGGCTTTCTCGCACTGGACACGTTTTCGCATGGGACGCGCCTTCCCGAGCGCGACCGCGCGGAGCTCACCCGCATGGCGCGCCGCGCCTGGTGGGCCGGCGAGCAGAAGCTGATCCACCTCGTTCAGCGCCGCCACGGTCCCGACGACTACAGCTATCTCGCCATCGCGCGCTCGAAGCCGAAGACGGTTCCGGCCTCGCTCTCGTCGCTGCTGTTGGCGGAGGTCGCGTGATGGGCCCGCACCTCGCCAAGCCGGCGTTTCGCCCCAGCATCAACGAAGAGGTCTCCCGATGACCACATCAGTTGCAGTGACCGCGCTGCGCAAGCGCCATATCTGGCTCGAAGGGCTGCCGGACAGCATTGCCATTCCGGCGCTCGAAGCACGGCAGCGGCCGGCCACCGTCAAGGCGATCGAGGACGCCACGCTCGACGACGTCGCATTCGCGATGCTCGGCGCGGAGGCCGAGTTCAACGCCGTCGGCGACCGGCTGCATGCGTTGCGCAAGCTCTACGGTCTCGCTCGCCAAGCCGGGGCACTCGGCGCCGACCGCGCGGTCGATGCGATCTCCGATGGAGGCCGCTGATGGCGCTGCGCATCATCACGGCCGATCAGCGGCTCGCCGAAGCCCACACCAAGACCACCATGGTGATCTTCGGGCCCTCGGGAGTCGGGAAGACCTCACTGCTCAAGACCCTGCCGCCGGCGGAGACGCTCTGCATCGATCTCGAGGCCGGCATGAAGTCGGTCCAGGACTGGCCGGGCGACAGCATCCCGGTGCGCAGCTTCGCCGATGCTCTCGACGTCGCCTGCCTCGTCGGCGGCGTCGATCCGGCGGCCGATGAGAAAACCTTCTTCTGCGAAAGCCACTACCGGCATCTCGGCGACACCTATCCCGATCTCGTCCGCATGATCGCGGGGAAACGCATCATCTTCGTGGACTCCATCACCGACCTGACGCGCCTTGCGATGGCTTGGGCGAAGACACGGCCGGAAGCGCAGTCGGAGCGGACCGGGAAACCCGACACTCGTGGCGCGTACGGCCTGCTGGCGCGCGAAACCATCGGGCTCCTGAAGCACCTGCAACACGTGCCGGGCCGCACCGTGATTTTCGTCGGGATCCTGGACCGCGTCACCGACGAGTTCAACCGCGTCACCTGGCAGCCGCAGATGGAGGGCGGCAAGGCCGCCCGCGAGCTCCCCGGCATCGTCGACCAGGTGATCTCCATGAGCCGGTTCACGCCCGACGGGGACACCTGGCGGCACGAGCCCGATCGCGGCGAGGTGCGCCGCCTCGTCTGCCAGTCGGCCAATCCGTTCGGCCTGCCGGGCAAGGATCGCTCCGGCCGCCTCGACATCACCGAGCCGCCCGACCTCGGCGCGCTGCTCCGCAAGATCAACCAGACCAGCAGAGGATGACCACCATGTTCGACATGAACGACGCCGAGCCGCAGAAGACCGGCGAACTCATTCCAGACGGCACCTTCGCCAAGGTGACCATGATCGTCCGCCCGGGCGGGATCGACGGCCAGAGCGAGATCGACCAGGCCCTGCTCAAGGCGCCGAAGGATCCCACCAGCGACGTGCGGATGCTCGACTGCGAGTTCACCGTGGCGGAGGGACCGCATGCCAAGCGCAAGTTCTGGCAGATGTTCACGGTCCAGGGCGGCAAGGTCGACGAGAACGGCGTCTCGATCGCCTGGAAGATTTCGAAGAGCACCTTCCGCGCCATGATCGACAGCGCGCTCGGCCTCGACCCGCAGGACATGAGCGAGGCGGCGAAGCAGAAACGCGTCCTGCGCGGACTTGCCGATCTCTCAGGCATCACCTTCGTCGCCAAGGTCAGGATCGAGGCCAGCGAGGATGCCCGCTACGGCGACCAGAACCGCCTCGACCGCGTGGTGCTGCCGACCGAGAAGGAGTGGAAGCTCGTCATGGACGGCAAGGACGTGCCGGCGAGCCCGAGCCGCTCGCGCGGGGCCGGCAGCAAGGCTACGGCCGCGCAGCCCGCCTGGAACCAGACCACGGGTCAAGGTGGACAGCCACCCGCCGCGCAACCGCGATCTCCGCAGACGTCCGGTGCGCCTGTCTGGTCGCAACCGACATCCGGCGCCGGCGCACCGGCAGCAAAGCCGCCGGGTCCGGCCTGGCTCAATGGTTGAGCCATGACCGACGACGAGTGGCAGGCGCACGTCACGCATGAAGCGGCCAAGGCGATCGGCGAATGGCTCGAAGGAAGAGGACGGCTTCACCAGCCAATCCGCTCTTTGACCATGCCCGAGATCGAGGCCATGGCGCAGAACGCCATCAGCCGCTTCATCGTGCTGGCGTCGCAGCGGATCGCGCAAGCACCCGACGAGCCCGGGTCGCAGAAGCTCTCGATGCTGCTGTTGGGCTGAGAGCCTGCACCCTCTGCAGCCGGGAATCCCGCGGCTTCTACTACACGCATCAACTGCGTCCCGACCGCTACCCGACTTATCCCTTCTGTTCGCTGCGCTGCCTCAATGCCGGCGCCGCCATCGCCAAGAGGAACCACGGCGTGATCGACAAGACCGAGTTGGAGATGCGGGCGATCAAGGCGGCGCGGCGCAATTTTGCGGAGGTGCTGACCGAGCTCGGGCTGATGGCGCCGTTCCACGACCGAACGCCCGAAGAGATCGATCGCATCATCGAGGCCTGCATCGACGGCTTCCAGGACGCCATGCGCCGCGAAACGCTCAACGACGATATTCCTTTTTGAGGCCGGTGATGGATATCGTCGACCTCAACCACGGCTCGGGATTCACTTACGGCCGCGCCCCCGCGCCGCCGCCGATCGGCGAGCGCATTGACGCCCTCGTTGACGGCGCGCTCACGGCAGAGCGTGCCGTGATACCTGCGCGCGATTATCTCGGCGCGTCCCGCATCGGCGAACCGTGCGCACGCCGGCTCTGCTACGAGCTGATGCAGGTCCCGGTCGATGGTGGCGCCGATTTTTCCGGGCGCATGCTGCGCATTTTCGAAGCCGGCCATCGTTTCGAGGAAATGACCATCCGGTGGCTGCGGCTCGCCGGCTTCGATCTGAGAACGCACAAGCGCAATGGCGAACAGTTCGGCTTCTCGGTCGCGGGCGGCCGCCTCCGCGGCCACATCGATGGCGTCATCGTCGGCGGGCCCAACGTCGGCATCGAGTATCCGGCCCTGTTCGAGCACAAGGCCTTGAAGTCCTCCTCATGGCAGGACGTCGTCAAGCAGGGGGTCAAAGCTTCCAAGCCGATCTATTGGGCGCAGGTCCAGGTCTACATGGCCTACCTCGCGGTCGAGAACACGCTGTTCGTTGCGCTCGACAAGGATACGCAGGCGCTCCGCTACGAACTCGTCTCCTTCGATCCGCCAGCAGCCCAGGCGCTCTCCGACAAGGCCGTCGCCGTGATCCGCGCAGTCGAAGCTCGCGAGCTGCTGCCGCGCATCTCCGACGACGCCGGCTTCTTCATCTGCGCGTTCTGTCCATACCGCATCCGCTGTCACGCGCTTACGCCCGGAGGTCACGCATGACCATCACGCTTTCCGAGAGCCAACGCGCGGCGATTACCACGGTCAAGGACTGGTTCGAGAACCGCACAAAGGAGCAGCAGGTCTGCCGCGTGTTCGGCTATGCCGGCGCCGGGAAGAGCACGATCGTCAAGTATGCGATCGAGGAACTGGGACTCTCGACGCCGGGAGCCGAGTCGAAGATCGGCGACGTGCTCTATGCCGCCTTCACCGGCAAGGCCGCTCTGGTGATGACGCGCAAGGGCACGCCCGCGTCCACCATCCATTCGCTCATCTATCGTGTGTCGGAGGCGAGCCCGCAGGAGATCGAGAAGCTCAAGGCCGAGGTCGCCGAGATCCAGGCGAAGCTGCCGTCGCTCGGAGTTGCCGAGCGATTGTTCGAGGAATCCCGCCTCCGGTCGCTCGAGCTGCGATTGAAGGATGTTCACAAGCCGCGCTTCGTGCTCAATTCCGAGTCCGTCCTGCGCGATGCCAAGCTGCTGGTGCTCGACGAGGTGTCCATGGTCGGCGCGGAGATGGCGCGCGATCTCCTTGCCTTTGGCAAGCCGACTCTCGTCCTGGGCGATCCCGGCCAGTTGCCGCCGGTCAAGGGCGAGGGCGCCTTCGACACCGACAAGCCCGACGTGCTCTTGACCGAAGTGCACCGGCAGGCCGGCGACAGCGCCGTCATCCGCCTCGCGACCTGGGCCCGCGAGGGAAAGCCGATTCCCTACGGCGAGCACGATGAATTCGTGTGGAAGATGCGCCGGTCTGACGTGGACGCATCGGGCCTGCTCCGGGCCGGCCAGGTGATCTGCGGGCGCAACGCCACGCGCATGCAGCTCAACCTTGCCATGAAGCAGGCCGCGGGCTTCGTTGCTTCCTATCCGACCGGGGCCGGCGAGAAGTTGATCTGCCTGCGCAATCGCAACGACATCGGCCTGGTCAACGGCATGTTCGTGACCCTCGGCGACATAGAGGAGGATGGCGACGAGATCGCCTTCAAGGCCGCGATCACCACCGAGGATGGGCACAAGGTTGGTGGTGAGACCAACGGCAGGCGTGAGCGCTTCCGCATCTATCGCGGCCACTTCGACGATCATCTCTCGCCCGATCCCGATCGGGACCGGCGCGACCATCATAAGAAACGCACCCTGATCGAGTGCGTCTGGGGCTGGGCCATCACGTGTCACAAGTCGCAGGGCTCCCAGTTCGAGAACGTCGTGGTGTTCGACGACGGGCTCGGGCGCACGCCGCAGGATCGTGCACGCTGGCTCTACACCGCAATCACCCGCGCCGAGCGCGGCCTCGTGCTGCTCGATTGAGGCGCCGATGCTCGACCTCAACGACGCGCAACCTGTGTGGCCGGTCGAGCGGTTTGACCTCGATGCCATCGTCTCGCGTCTGCGCGATAGCGCCGAGCAATGGGTTCCGCGGCTGTTCCCGAATGGCCGGCGGGTGGGCGATGAATGGCGGCTCGCCAATATCCAGGGCGCCGCGCCGCGCAAGAACGGCTCTTGCGTGATCGCGCTTGCCGGCGAGCACGCTGGCGACTGGATTGACTTCGACGGTGGTGATGGCGGTGGACCGCTCAGCACATTGGAGAATGCAACGGGACTCAGTGGACGCGAGCTGTTCGCCTACTCGGCCGATCTGGCAAACCCGTCGGCAGGCCCACAGCCGAGACGGTCCGCCGCCAAGCCGTCGTCCAAGCAGGCCGATCAGGCCCGCGAGATCGAACACATCCTCTCGAAGGCGGTGCCGATCGCGGGCACGTTGGGCGAGCGATATCTCGCTTCGCGCAGCCTACCGGCTCCCGACTGCTCCGACCTTCTGTTCCATCCTGACCTGACGCATTGGGAAAGCCGGCGTGGCTTTCCGGGCCTGGCAGCCGTGGTACGGGACGTTGCCGGCAACCGCATCGCGCTCCACCGCACCTATCTCGCCGACGACGGCACCGCCAAGGCGCCGGTCGATAACCCGCGCAAAATGCTGGCCTCGATCGCAGGCGGCGCCGTGCGGCTTGCCGACCTGACTAAAGATGGCGTCATCGGTCTCGCCGAGGGCATCGAGACGGCGCTCTCGGTGATGACTGCCTGCGCGCGCCTGCCGGTCTGGGCAACGCTCTCGGCCTCTAACCTGGAACAGGTGGCTCTGCCCACCGAAATGCGGAAGGTCGTGCTGCTTGCCGACCACGATCCCTCCGGCGCTGGCGCGCGCGCGGCCGAGACGGCTGCCGCCCGTCTGCACGCCGAGGGCCGGCGGGTCTTCATCGCCATGCCGCCAAAGGAGGGCGACGACTTCAATGACCTGCTGCTGCGCGACGGCGTCGATACCGTGCGCAGAATCGTTGAGGCCGCGGTCGAATGGGGCGCCCACGGCAACGACGACCGCGTGATTCTCGCCATCGACAGCGGCACGCACAAGCCGATCGGCTTCGGGCAGTCGGATCGCCCCCGACCGCAATTGCGCGCCGACAACGGCGATCTGGCGCGCGCGGTGTCGCAGGCGTGGCAGATTCTGCTCGCCGCCAATGATCCGCCCTGGATGTTCCGTGCCGCCGGATGCCCGACCTGGGTGGTGCGCGATGACGACGGACTGCCCATGGCGAAGCCGCTCACCGAGGATCGCCTGCGTCCGGTGCTCGCCCAACTCGCCGATTGGCGAAAGCTCTCCCGCAACGGCGATCTGATCCCGGCCCATCCACCCTTGGCAGTGATCAAGTCGATCCTGGCCACGCCCGATCCGGCACTTCCCGTGCTGACAGGCATCGTCACCACGCCCGTGTTCGGCCGCGAGGGCGAACTCATCACCGAGCCCGGCTACCATCCGGCTGCGCGCCTGCTCTACGACCCGCCCAAGGGCTTCATCCTGCCGCCGGTGCCGACGAAGCCTACGCAATCCGACATCGCCGTTGCGCGGGCTCTTCTGCTCGATGACCTATTGGGAGATTTCCCGTTCATCGGCGAAGCCGAGCGTGCGCATGCGCTTGCGCTCCTTCTCGTCGGCTTCGTGCGCGCCATGATCGATGGGCCGACCCCGCTGCATCTGGTCGAGAAACCGACCCAAGGCACCGGCGCGACCCTGATGGTGGACGTGATGTCGGTCGTCGCGATCGGCTGCCGCGCGAGCGTCATGGTCGAAGGCAGCGACGACGAGGAATGGCGCAAGCGCTTGACCGCCAAGCTGCGCCAGATCCCGTCCGTCGTCCTGATCGACAATCTGCGCCGGCCGCTCGACTCCTCGGCGCTTGCTGCCGCGCTCACCGCGCCATTCTGGGAAGACCGCATCCTCGGTGTCTCGGAAACGACGCGGCTGCCGATCCGCTGCATCTGGATTGCCACCGGCAACAATGCCGAGTTCTCGGGCGAGATGGCGCGCCGGCTTGTGCGCATCCGGCTCGACGCCCGCGTCGACCAGCCCTGGCGCCGCAGCGGCTTCCGTCATCCCGATCTCGTGGGCTGGGTGCACGCCAACCGGGCAGACCTCGTCGCTGCTTGCCTGACGCTATGCCGCGCCTGGATCGCGGCCGGCAAGCCGCGCGGGGCAAAGAACATCGGCAGCTTCGAAGCCTGGGCCGCCGTGATGGGCGGCATGCTCGATGCGATCGGCGTGTCCGGATTCCTTGGCAACATCGACGAGATGCTCGAAGCCTCCGACGGCGAAGGCGCGGTCTGGCGCGTGTTCGTCGGACAATGGTGGGATCGCTTCGGCACCGCCGAGGTCGGCACCAGCGGCCTCTACGAACTCGCCGTCAATTGCGAGCCGCCGCTTCCGCTCGGCACCGGCGGCGACCGTTCGCAGCGAATCCGGCTCGGCAAGGCGCTCGCGCGCATGCGCGACCGGGTATTCGACATCGCCGGACTCAAGGCGCGCATCCGCGCGATTGGCGTCTCGCATCAGGCCCGCCGCTGGCAGCTCGCCATCGAAGGGGAACGTGGGGAACGTTTTTCCGACTGCAGCCACGAACAAACAGGGGAATGTGGGGAACGTTTGCCGGACTCCTCCGAAGCAGAAAAAGGGGAATGTCAGGCGTCTGTCGACCAACACTCCCCCCAACGTTCCCCGGCCTATCCCATTGATCAAGAAGGGCTCGGGGAACGTGGGGAATGTGGGGAATGTTTTTCCGACCTCCGCGCGTGCGCGCGCGTACACAATAAGAAAGAAGAGCAAACACGTTCCCCACATTCCCCACATTCCCAAAACGCCGACAATTCAGAGGCTTGTGCCGGGGAACATGGCGGGGAAGGTCGCCAAGCACGTTCCCCACGTTCCCCAGGCGCAGATTCCCCCGATTGGCTGAAGGGGGTGCCGTGATGCCGCGCGCGCCCAACATCGGATTGGTCCACGGAGGCGCGCCATGAGCCGGCAGCGTCTTCCCAATCGCCGGCCCAGCCTCACGACCAGGCTCGTGCACGACTGCCGGTCCTATTCGGTGACGGTCGGTTTCGATCCGAACACCGACCGCATCGGCGAAGTATTCACGCACGGCGCCAAGGTCGGCTCCGCCATGGACGGTATCCTCGATGATGCCTGCATCGCGCTTTCGCTCCTGCTCCAGCACGGCGTCGAGCCCACCGCGCTCGCGGCGAGCATGGGACGGCTTGGCGACGGCAAGACGCCCGCCTCGATCATCGGTGCGCTCGCCGACCTCATCGCCCACGAGGCGCAGCCATGAGGTGGACACCCAAAGGATACGGCGGAGAGCGGCGCACGCCCGATCGGGTCAAACGCGATGGCTGGCACGAGCACGGCATCCTGGTGGTGAGCGTGCATGATCAAACTCTCACCTGGCCGGAGCGCGAACTGATCCGGCAACTCGGGGGAAAACTTTACGGCAAACGCTCGACGAACAAGGAGGCGTACCATGGCTGATTGGACGCCGGCTTGCGTGGAAGCGCGGCTTCACGAGGCAGCGGACGTGATGGCGCGTCTGCCCGAAGTGCGCGTGCAGGGTTACTTCAACCTGTGGCCGAAGGTTCTCCACGAGTTCAGCGACCTCGTCGGGCAAGAACCAGTGCGGTTGAAGCGCCCGCCGCCATTGCCCGACGCCATCAGCCGCATGGAGGAGACGCTCGGCTGGCTGCGCTGGCTGGAAGCCGAAGACGCAAAGCTCGCCTGGGCGCGTGCCGAACGCACACCATGGAAGCCGATTTGCTGGCGCTTTGGCATCGCGCCGGCAACGGCAAAGCGCCGCTGGCAATACGCATTGAGCCTCATCGCCTGGAAGCTCAACGGCCGCTTTGTCGGCACGAAGACATCGCGGCGCGCGTTCATGGAGCGCGCTCGCATCTTGTCAAGATGA